CGGGCACTACTCGATCCACGGTGTCATCCGCGACCAAGTGAAGCGCGCGGAGGTTGCCGAGGCCGAGCTGGCGAAGTACCGCGAGGTCGCGGCGGCGGGGTTGGACACGATGCTCGCCAAGGCGAATGCCTGGTTCGATCGCGAGATCCCGCACGAGGCGATCCATGACGTTCGCAAGTTCCGCGAGGAGTCCAGCGAGTTCCTCGCGACGCCGAACGTCGATGAAGCAGCCGACGCGCTGATGTGTCTCTCGCACTGGGCGCACCTTGAAGGACACGACCTTGCCGCTGCGGTCCGCGCGAAATTCGAGCGCATCCGCGGGATGAAGTGGCGGAGACAGGACGACGGAACGTGGAAGACGATCAAGGACGCCGCCCTGACGCGGCTCGCGGAGGAGAAGCCCAATGCCTAGAGTCATCGTGAAGATCGGCGACCGCTACGGCGAATGAACTCCGCGCCCTCGCCGCGAAGGAGCTCGCATGACCCGCGCCCAAGCCCTTGCATTGCCGCCGACGTCGCCCGACGCGCCTTGCGCCTTACTCATCAGCGGGTTTCTATTCCCACCACCACCGCACTTCGTCGGTCCAGTACGCCTGCGTCGCGATGCCCCCGACGACGTGGCGATCGGTGTCGCGATCCGTGGCGACGCGGTAGATAGTCTGTTAGTGGCGCCGCGTCTTCGTCGAGCGATGGTCGAGCTCCTACTCGCGGCCGCGGAGTGCGGCGTTCCCCACGCGATCATTTCGCCATCGGCCAACTTGACGAACGGCGAGGAGCCCGCATGACCGCCCTCCGCCGCCTCGTCCGCCGCTACGTCAGCGAGCACTCCGACGAAGCCTTCGGCGCCGCGTGGAAGTGGAACCCGACCTTCCGGGCGATCGTGCGCGCGGTCAGGCCGGATCTGGCGGCTAGCCGTACTTCCGGCGCAGGAAGTCGAGCGAAACCTCGACGACGTCGAAGTCTCCGTCCTGCACCTCGGTGAGCATCAGCATCCCGCGCCAGTGGTCGCCCTGCGGCCCGAGGTAGACCTCGGAATGCTGGTAGAAGCTCCCACAGACGATGCCGCGCCGGCGCTTACCGTCGGGGAGCTGGTGCATCGCAACGTCGAGGCCCTGGCGGTGCCCCTGCACGAAGGACCGCCCGACGTGGCGCAGGATGTTCGCCGCGGTGCCGCCCCGCGCACGGCCGGTCGTCGGCGCATAGAAATAGTGCGAGTAGAGGACGCAGTCGAGCTCGAGCACCTCGAGGAAGTCGTGAACGTGCCAGCCGGGGGAGATCAGATCGTCGAAGCCGACGACGCCGATCCACTCGGGCGCGAGCTCTAGGTGCCGCGCGAGGCGGTCCTCGTGGTTGCCACGGAGTAGGTGCAACTCGCACTTCGCGCCGTCGAGTTCCTTCGTCAGCAGCGCGAGCGCCGCATTCCCCGCGTCGATGTCGCCCTTGATCCGGCGCCCCTCGAAGCACTTCTTCCCACGGTCGTAGGACGAGAGCGATTCGAAGTCCCAGTGATCGCCGAGATGCACGACGACGTCGCCTGGCTGCGCCTTCTCGCGGATGTAGCGTCCGGCCCATATCAGATGCTCGGTCGGGACGCCGGGCCGGACCTGCGTATCCGGGATGACGAAGTGCCGCCGAAACGCGCCCTTCTTGCGCGCGTACGTCGCCGGGATCCGCGGCGCGCGGAGCTCCTCGAAGTTCAGCGCCTTGCGCAGTTCGATCCGTAGGAGCTCGTTCTCGCCCTGGAGGTCGCGGTGCTGGTCCTCGATCCACTCCAGCGCAGTCGGCTTGCGTTTCCTCATGCGGCACCGACGAGGTGGTACTCGCGGTGATTCCGCATCGACTGACGCGTATGCGGGAAGCCACGAGCATCGCGCAGGAACCGGGTGACCTCGTACTCGGAGTACCCGGCCGCGATCATCTTCTCAGCCTCACGCCAGTCCCGCGGGTGCGCACAGAGCCAGCACTGCAGGCCCGGCCGTTTCTTCCGGTGTCGCTGCATCCACTCGCGCGCGGTGGGCTTCCTGGGCATTCACACCTCCTCGTAGGGGCGCGCCTCAGAGCGCGCCCCGGCGATCGGGCTTCAGTCGTCTCGTGACGCGCAGCGCCGCGTCCCACGCGTCGCGCTGTTTCGTGCAGCGCCGCCAGAGCCGCCGCTGGCCCAGGTGCGCCCGCAGAACCGCCGCGAGGGTCTGGCGGTCCAACGGGCGTTCGGGCATGGTGTGGTCATCCGTCGAACTGCTGCCGGATGCCCGGGCCTGGACCGCAGGTGGTCCGTATGCCCCACGGGATCGGGTCCGAGGTCGACGGCCAGAGCGGCGGCAGCGCCGGAACCGGCCGTGTCGCCCGGTCGTCGAGCACTGCCCGGAGGGCGATGACCTCGTCCCGGAGCTCCTGCTCGGTCATCTCGTGGACGTTCTTCCGCGGATCCATACTGCACCTCATCCGGAAGCGTCCGGCGATCCCGTGAGGAACCGCCGGACGAGGTCCTTCGTCGCCGCGTTGCACATCGGGTCCGCGAACATCTCCTTCACCGCGAGGTAGAGGGAGTCGCGGACCGCTAGATAGACGCGGTTGCCGGGTTCTCCGGCAGCGCAGGCCGAGACGATGACGCCCGGCAGGACGCCCGTATCCTCGGCCCACGCGGATCGACTCACGGCTTCGAGACCGTGCCGGAGACGCCGGCCTGTCCGCCGGCGCCGGCCGCCGGGATCGCGGACGCGTTGCCGCCCTGTGCGGTGTTGCCCGCCGTCGTGATGGTCACGTTCGTCGGGGCACCGTTGGTGCTCCTGAAGACGCCCGAGAGCTGATCGGGCGTCCACTTCTGGTCGGTGGCCAGCTTGATGATGTCGTCGGCGAGGGTGCCGGGGATCTGAGACGCGAAGTTGAAGTTCACGGCGCTCGTGCCGCCGGTGGCCTGCGCGGGCGCCTGGCCCTGGCTGCCTCCGATCGTCTGCGCGAGCTGACCGCTCGAGATGGGGGCCGCGGTGGTCCCGGTCTGCGGACCGGCGCCCGAGCCGCCGAACGGCGTCTGGCAGCCGGAGAGGCCGAGCACGGCGAGGATGAACAGCACCGCCGCCGGAGCCGCTCCCTTCGCGACGCCCGCGCGCAGCGCGGCGCCGCCGAGCGCGGCGAAGATCGTCTGCACGAGCGTCACGACGTCGATCGCGCCGTTCAGCCATGCGACGACGGCCGTGAGGATCGCGGCGAGAGCCACGAGGTACGTCTTCTTGCCCTGAAGCCAGTTCAGCATGTTGCCCTTTCTGCCGGAGTGCCCGGCTACTTCGGGAGCCGCTCGATCACGCGATCGAGCTTCTCGCCCAGCTTGTCCTGTTTCTGGTCGATGCGCCGGAGCGCCTCGTGTGTGTCGGCGCGCTCCTGCGCGGAGGAGGCTTCGTCGGCGCTCTGGCGCGCCTCGACGGCGGAGATCCGCTCGGCGTGTCTCTCGATCGTGCCGGCCTGCTTCTGGATCGCCGCGGCGTTGTCCGCGGTGCCGGACGTCGCCGTACCGATGAGGACCGAGATGAGCGATCCGACGACGAGGACCAGCACGCCGACCAGCCACTTCCACGTCGGGGACTTCGATTCGCTCATGGCAATCGCTCCTGTCTGTGGGGCATTACTCCGTGAGCCCCGTGCCGAACGGCGAGAGCAGCTCCGCGCCGAGGAAGTCGACCGTGGCGATCGACGCGACGGAGTTCAGCTTGAACTCGATGCCGAGCAGGTCGCCCGGCGCGATCGGGTTGTTGGAGTCGTCGTAGTCGAGCACCAGGTCGACGACGTGCACCGCGGCGTCCTGGTTGTTCGAGCCGATCGACTGGCTGACCGCCACGATCGTCGTCGCGGTCTGCTTCAGGTTGTCGGTCGGGTTCGCCGGCGTGACGGACCGGATCGAGCCGGTCACGTCGAGCGTGTGCGACGCGGTCTGGGCGCCGCCGAGGGCGAGCAAGCACCGCAGCTTCAGGTCGCCGGTCCCGTTGTAGCCCGCGGGAACGCGCACCGAGCACGCGATCGTCATCGAGGTCGACGTGAAGCGGAGTGCGGGCGTCGCCGGCGCGGAGCCGATCGCCTGCGCCGCCGGCGGCGTCCCGCCGAGCACCCAGGCGCCGAGCGGCAGGTCCGTGCGGATGAAGCCGGTGTCCGGCGCGACGACGATCGTGCCCTGCGACGCGTCGCCGATGTTGCAGCGGAACTGCAACGTGTCGGTCCTCTGCCAGAACCGGCCGTGCTTCGACGCATTCGTCGCCGGGTCCGAGCCGAGCTGCTCGGCCTTCGCGAACTTGAGCTCGCCGCCGTTGGCGCCGACGAACTTCAGATCGGCATGCTGGATCGAGCCCTGTTCGTAGTCCGCGGCGCCCGTGCCTTCGAGGTTCGCGTAGATTTTCTGGACGTTCGCCGAGGCGGAGTCGTCGAGCCACTGCGTGCCCTCGACGTAGTTGGCGGGGCGCGAGTTGCCCTTCGCGGTCGCCCACAGGATGAGGTCGTTCGCGATCAGTTCCCCGAGGCGCGTCGGGTAGTCGCCGGACAGCGTGGTGGTGAAGCTCATGGTGGTTCTCCTAGATCCCGAGCGCGTGCCAGTGGACGGTGACGCCGTCGGTCTCTGCCATCGCGGCCGACGTGAGGGCCGCGCCGGTCGTGGTCGTTTCGGCGATGAAGTTGACGGTCTTGACGAAGGTGTCGCTCGCGGTCGCGATCGACCAGACGCGGATCGAGCATCCCGACGCGGTGACGTTGTACGGCTCGGCGATGAACCCTCCGTTCGCGCCCACGACGGTTGCGGTGACGATCGGCGCGGCGGTGAAGCGGCCGGACGGGAAGGTGACCGCGGTGCCCCCGAGCGACGGGACCGCGATGTCGCCCTCGGCCTTCTTGTTGAGCGTGAAGCTCGTATGCACGAGGCCGGTGAGCTTCGGGAAGACGAACGGCCAGTGGACGTTGAACGTGACGCGGAGCCGGTAGGCCCGGCAGTAGTACGTCGCGCCGGGGCGCCACGGCCGCCAGCCCGTCGAGACCGCGGGGCCCCAGAGGAGCGAGATGTCGATCTCCACGGTCATGTCGATGCCGCGGATCAGCGTGCCGTCGCCGTCGAGTTCCTGCGCATGCCGCCGCTCACCGATGGAGCGGTAGGCGCCGGCGTCGTTCAGCACGGGATAGACGTCGTCGGTCGGATGCGCGTCGACGTCGAAGCCGCCGTCGACGGTCACCGGCGTCGGGTTGACCTCGACGCGGATCGGCAGTAGCGCGCCCTGGTCCTGCCACGCCGTCTCGTAGTTCCCCGACTTCTCGCACGTGTACCAACCGGGCGTTGCGGTGACCGCAGTCCATGGGGTCGTGCCGTCGGTCGGAAACTGCGTCGGGCGCAGGTGCCCGCCAGCGACTTCCGTTCCGATCAGCGTCCCGCCAGCGTAGCTCGCGGCTCCCTCGTCGGTCGTCGTCACCTGCTGCCCATACGGATCCGCGACAACCGCCACGCCGAGCGCGAGCGTGGCCGAGACCGAGTAGACGCCTTGCTTCGAGAGCGCCTTGATGCAGAACGTCAGCGTCCCCGAATGCCACGCGCCGAAGTGCGTGGAAGTTCTGACGGCGGGAACGAAGTCGATCTTGATCCCGGTCGCCCACACGGACCCCATGCGGATCTCGTAGCCGAGCAGCGCGTCGAAATCGACCGGGTCCCAGTTCGCGACGATCTCGTTGCCCTGCTGCGCGAGCTGGAAGTTCAAGACGTTCGGCGGCGGCCCGATGTCCTGCGCCGCGCCGGCGATGTCCGCGACCTGGATGATCGACCAGTCCTTCTCGGCCTCCTCGACGCCGCCGAGCACGCGAGCGACCGCGAAGTCGCGCGCGCCCTCGCCGGGGACGTCGACGACGAGCGAGGTCCCGCGGGTCGAGCCGCCCGGGAGATCGAGCCACGGACCGCCGGGCACGCGGTGCCGAACGTTGTACTCATCGACGCGCGAGTCGAGCGGGGGCGCCCAGTCGAGAGCGAACTTGGCGCCGCTCATGCGACCCGCCTCGCCGTCACGGAGAGCCGCGGCGCCGACGTCTGCGCCGTGAGCTTCGGCGTCGTGAGGATCCGCGCCGGGTTGTTCGTCTGCCCGTAGACCTGCGGCACGTACTCGAGGCACTCGAGCTTCACCGACGGGACCTTCGTGAAGTCGAACGAGAGTGCCGTGATCCGCAGGTACAGATCGCAGGCGAGGCGCTGGCTCGTGAAGCGGATCACGTCGCCCGCCTCGAGCACGATGCCGCGCGGGCGGACCGTCAGCACGATGCCCGGGATCGTCGGGTTGTTCGTCGCCGCGGCGTAGACGCGCTGCGCGTACCGCGCGGCCTGCGAGGCCCGGGTGCAGCCGCGGATCTCGACGCGCTTGGTCCTCCGGTTCGCGGCCGCACCGTGCGGCGCGATGAGGACGGGCCAGCGCTTCCAGTCCTCCGTCTCGTCGTAGAAGTTGACGTAGAGGTCCGTGACGTCGGCGGTCGGCGGGTTGTGGCCGCCCGACGCGGTCGCGGCCATCGTGTCGTTCTGATCCCCCTGGCCGTCGTCGTAGAAACGCGGGACCGTGGTGAGGTCGTCGACCGGCTTGTCGATGACGAACTTCAGGATGTCGCCCTGCAGGACGGGGACCACGAACGCGGGTGCCAGCATCTCACCGAGCGCCGCGAGGAGGCTCTGACGGACGTCGCCCGAGTAGTCCAGCCGGGCCCGGACCTCGGTCGCGGTCCCGGTCGTGTCCTTCTGAACGAGCGTGTCGCACCAGGCCGCCGCCGCCTTGGCGGTCGGGATGTCGACGTCGTCGAGCGAATACTGCTCGCCGCCGCCGTACGCCTTCGATGCCCAGAGGTTGCACGCCGCCCAGACCGGGTTCGAGCCCGCGGTCGAGACGGCCGGACCCCATGAGTCGATGCCCGCGTTCGTGACGATCGTGCGGCAATTCGTGAGCCCGGTGACGACGCACGTGATGTTCGGCAACTGCCCGTTCAGCTTGGCCGAGGCGATTCCGTGGAAGCCGATCTTCCAGACGCCGTTGTGCGCGAGCCGCTCGTCGAGGACCTCCTGGCGGGAGAGGAGGTCGAGTTCGTCGGTGTAGCCGGTCGGGTTCGTCGCGTAGCGCCGCGGATTGGTCCGGATGACCTGGAAGTCGTAGCGCTGCCGCGTGAAGGCCGCCGCGCGCGCCGGCCACGGTCCGTTCGGGTTCATCTCCGCGAGCCGCTGGATGATGCCGCGGACCGAGATGCTCCAGAACCGCTGCGCCGTCGAGTTCGACCAGAACGCGAAGGACGTCAGTCCCTTCGGGTCGGCGAACTGCGTCAGCGCCGTGCCCGCGGGATCATCGAGAAGCTGGTACGCCGCCGTCGAGCCGTGCGGGCGGTAGCCGATCGAGACCATCGCGATGGCCGGCCCGGTCGAGCCATCCGTCGTGTCGGTCGTGTGGAAGCCGGAGGCGCTCGAGGCGAAGTCGAGGACGAGGTCGTCGACTTCGTTCGCCGTCGTGCCCGAGTACCCGCTGCCGGTCGTCGTCTCCTGCCCGATCGCGTACGTGTCCCGGATCTCGTTGAAGCCGAGCAGCGGGAGCTGGTGCTCACCGCCGTAGCGGAGCTGCACCTCGACGCCGGGGAAGACGTAGTGGTTGTAGGTCGCGGTGATCTTGACCGTCGTCGCGGGCCGCGTCGAGGCAGGCCAGATCAGCGACGTGACGCCGTTGTTCGTCACGACCTGGATCCCGTCCGCCATGACGCGCTTGCTGTACCGGACCGTCAGCGAGGACCCCTGCTGCAGCGGAACGCCGGTGTCGA